GCAATCCGAGCAAGGGGGCAGGGATGAAGCTGAAAGTGGCTCTATCGCTATTAAGCGATGATGGCCAAGAAACAGAAACCAAGTGGGTTACGTTTGAGGCGCACAACGAAGGTTATGCGATTTACTTGGCTAGGTATTTGGTTAGCGAATTGGTTGAGGAATTTGGAGAAAAAATACGAGGGGAAAGCAGTGATATATCACTACTTCCGTAAGTTCATGCTCTGGATTGGATACCGACGGGTGCTTTTCCTGCCGAGCGAAAAAGGTTTGACCATGAGCGACTTCTGGTCTTGGCAGTATGCGCCGAACACAGAAAAGCGTGATTACACCGAACATGATTTTCCATGGTGGAACAGATGAACAAGCAAAAACTGCGAGATGCGGCAACAGACTTAAGCAAGAACGCACTAGAGTTGATACAGGAAATCCTGATCAAGCATGACATGGCTTTGATAGAAGAATGTCGCGCCATGCTGCAAGAGCGAAACATGGTGCATATCGGGTATGTTCATGAATACGGGCGTGAGCAGTTGCACGCTTATGCAGCGCGAGGTGAAAAGTGGAGTACACCGTTGTCATCTATGCCGTTTGAAGGCGCAATTAAAGTATATGTGAGGGTGGAATGACACGCGATGAATTTAAAAACCTATTGAAAGCCAATGGTATTACGTTCGTAGGCGAGGCGGCGTGGCGTGTAGCACAACTGGTCGCCGCGCATGAGCGGGAGGAGTGCGCAAAAATTCTCGAAGACAATGCTGATAGTTGTGATCCGCATGGGCTTGCTAACAACATTCTTATTTCAAACGCAGCCGCAATCCGAGCAAGGGGGCAGGAATGACACGCGATGCCGAGGACCATTTTCGTGGCGTCACGAAAATGGTCGAGCTAGAAAGATGATGCAAGGGGGGCAGGAATGAACGACTTGATACAGAAGGCATGGCGGGTCATCAACTCCTGCCAAACCCACAAGCAGGCTCGCGGAGCGCTGCGCTACTTGGAGTTGCTGGCTGACCGGCATCCTGACATTGATGTTCTGCCGTTGCGGAGGGAGCTATCCACGCTGTTTGATCTATGAAAATAAAACCAATCTCATTGAAATTCGCTCAACAATTTATTGCCGAAAACCATAGACACAACAAGCCACCTGTAGGCCATAAATTTAGTGTTGGTTTATTTGTTGATGATAAATGTGTTGGAGTCGCTACAGCTGGCAGGCCGGTAGCAAGAATGCTTGATGATGGAATGACAATTGAAGTTGTAAGAACGTGCACTGATGGAACAAAAAACGCCAACTCTATGCTTTATGGGGCAATAGTAAGGGCTGCAACAGCCCTTGGGTATACAAAATGTGTGACGTATACGCAAGGCGATGAAAGCGGCGCTAGTTTGAGAGGGGCTGGATGGACTATATCAAGCGAACTTCCAGCAAGATCTGGATGGGATACTCCTAGCAGGAGAAGGAACGATATTGGAACATCTAACATCAAAAGAATTAGGTGGGAACGGATTTGTTCAAAATGACTGAAACAGACGCTATGGCCGGTGGGCTGCTGATCCTTTGCACACTCACCGGTCTGGTATACCTGTACTTTAAGGATCTATGATCCGAACAGGTCAGCCTCAGCCTGACGACGCCTGACCAAACCAGGCAACTCCCGACCGCCAGCCTTAGTCCACCGAGAGAACTCAGCCTGCGCTCCGGCATAGTCTTGGGCGTCTATCTTCTTCCGCATGGTCGACTTTTGGTAGGCACCCATGCCGGTGTTGTAGGCAAAGCTGACCACGGCTGACAGCCTGTTGGTCTGGCCCTTGAGGATGGGGCTGGTTCTCAGGACTCCGGTGATAAACCGTTCCAGATCCCGTTCCAGCCTCTCATCGGCCTGCTGTTGCGTCCAGACGGTGTTTTCGGTGATATCAGGGCCGGTAGCACCCCAACCACACGTCCACACCCCTGCGGGGCATCTATACGCTTTTAGCTTGCATCCCTCAAACCGCTTTACGATGTCGTATAGGGGTTTCATTTCTTGTCAGGGGTCACCACCCCTACCCCGCCAGCCAAGGCCAACCCTACGCAGATAATGGCCTCACCCATCTGAGGGGCAATCGGCACACCAGCAGCGGTCAACAGCAGGATGATACCCCTCCAGGTGGAAGGCTCTTTCAAGCGGGCTTTAACAAAGTTTTTCATTTCAAAAGCTCCTTTAATGACACGTTTCCGATCACCAGGGCAGTCACCACGGCACCAATCAGCCAATAGGCCTTCTGCACCACGCTCTTGCCCACAGAGGCGTAGACCTCCGTGGTCATTTTTGCTACGGCAATCTCAGCCGCTTTGGTGGCGATATGCTCGATCTCTTCGTCCGACAGAACCGGCCTTTTGCGCCTTTCAGGGCCTTCGTAGTATTCCTCGCTCATAGCGATGCCATCGCCGCATTGAGGCCAGCCACATCGGTCACGGCATCAATGTCGTCCTGCACCTTGGCGTACTTCTCACGGATGGCTTGACGCTTGGCCTCGGCCTGCTCAAAGCCTGGAATCTGTTTGGCAATCAGGTCATCCAGAGGGGCGAACTCCTTGGCTCGCTCTTCTCTCCGGATGTTGTGGGCGATAACCTTCGCCCGGTCGATGTCTACTTTAATCATTAAGCCACCCCATCAGGCTCAAAATCCATCACCCATGCGTTGCGCCAAGTACGGTCATCAGGTATGTCCTCATGGCTGACGATCTTATAAGGCCGTCCAGCAGGGACAACCTTTTTCACCAGCTCTTCCAAGGAACCCTCCCACACATCGGTTGGGATCACGATGGACACCCCACCGTCCTCTCTAGCATAGATTATCCTGTCCATGATGCCCCCTTACCTGATAACCCAAACGCTGACATACGGACGGTCTGTGTTTCCAGAGCCGGCGTTGACAGTGAGAATCTGCACCGCAGACACGGTGTAAATGGGCGATCCAGACGATGGTATGGCAACCACAATGTCATTGGAAGTACTGGTTCCACCCGCTCCACCAGCCATTCCAGCCGTCGCATAGTTGGCATCCGGCATGGCAACGTCGAAGTTCACCGTGTAATTGCCCGTTCCGTTGTCGGTGACTGACACAACATTTCCTGCCGACCGAACCGTTCTGGAACCACCAGCACCAGTCCCGTCAAAGCACACAAACGCTCTCACCCCGTACACCGGGGCATCCCCACTCTGAAACCCGCTCAGCTTCTCACCATTTATCGCATTGTTGACAATCTTGGTACGGGTCACAGCGTTGGCATCAATCGTCCAGGTAGCACCAGAGGCCGATACCGTAATATCGCCATAGTCCCCGTCACCCTTGGTAGCCAAGTCCCCAAGGCCAAGGTTGGTACGCGCACCAGAGGCTGTCGTAGATCCTGTGCCACCACTGGAAAGCGGCAGGGCAGTCGTCAGCGCCAGAGAGGTAGCACTGATAGCGCCACCATCAGAGATCGTCACGGAACTGTTCTGGATGATCTTGCCAGTCACCCCATCAAACCGCACCACGGCGTTGTCGGTCGAGGATGCAGGGCCAGACACATCAGCCGTACCAGACAACTGACCGATGTTGTCAGCCGTCCAGAGTTGATTGCCGGCAGAGTCTTCCAGTTCCCAATAGTACAGGTCGGTAGTCACCAGCCAAATGTTGGCCCGTCCAGCCGAATCAAGGATCACCGGGTTGGTGTTGGCAGTACCGCCGCCTTCGTCGGTGTAGGTCGCCAAGGGGGTAGTGGTGCCGGCTTCGTAGGTGTAAAGCTTTCCTCCGGCCAACGGATCACCGTTGTCATCGAAGAATTGCATCACCGGCATTGGGGTCAAAATAGCCATGTCAGATCCTCATTGGTTCAATGCGTTACGGTTTTGGGACTCACGGGAAGGCAATGGTTGAACCCTAGCCGCTGCCGCACCTACTTTGGATATACCCTTCTCAATAGCTTTGCCCCTAGCTTCCCATTTTTGAGCCGATTCCAACAGTTCTGCCATCAGCTTAGGGTTTATAGCCGCCATGACAAGCTTCTCAGCAATCTTCCTGTTCCCAAGGCGTTCAAGACGCCTGGTGGCGTTGTTGATGGCCGTTACCACAAAGTCAAGTTGGGGAGGGAGGAAGGTAGAGCTACCAGTCCCTCTCTCAAGCGCATCAGTGGCAACCCTGTCGCCTTCAGTACTACCAATACCTGCCAAATCCTTAAATGTCTTTGCGCGATTCATGTCTTTGACCAAAGCATCAATGTCGTTTAACTGCTCTGCGGTAAAACTAGATCGACGCATCTTTACTCGTTCAATAACATCATCAGAAGTCATCCTTGACGGCTGTGTAGGCCTTAATACCTCCTGCTTGCCAATATCCGTAATAGCCTTCAAGGATCTTGCCCTGCCAACCAAAGACTCAAAAGCTTCTCTGCCTTTACCTGGGTGAACAGAATCAAGAATCCTGATAAGGCTTCTGGAGTTGTCATTGAACCTTTTGGCGATGTCTCCACCACCAGACATGATGTCAATCACGATGTCATGGGCCACACGGCGTCTGGTGTTGTCGTTCAAAAACTGGGATGCCTGGTCGAACTCATCCGGGTTGGACAGGAAGCTTTTACGCATCACCTCTGGCGACTTGTAGTTCATTATCTTGGCGTACTTTCTGGTGACGTTAGCCGCCTCTGCCGCTTCCTTCTTGTTGAGGAACTGTTGTTCAAGCTTTTGTTTTCTGGTCAAACCGGCCTTTTCAGCTTCAAGCCTAGACGAGATCAAACCTTGCTTTTGTTTCTGCTTTTCAGTAAGCGCCTTGTAAGCAGCCTTCTGCTCGCTTTCAGTCTTGCCAAGCGAGGCTTTCTGTTTGTCGGTAAGCTGCTTGAACTCAAGGCCAAAGCGTTCCTTCTCGGCTCCCATTTCTGCCTTTTGAGCCTTCTCCAAGGCCTGCATAGAAGCCTTCTGTTCTGCCTTCAAGGCTTCCAGTTGCTCTTGCTGAACCTTGTTCAAGCCAGCAATACGCTCGCTGGTTTTTGCAACTTCTGACTCAAGTCTGCCAGCAACATACTTCTGCTCTTCAATCGCATCCCTGATGCCAAGTCCTGCTTCATCAAGAATGGCAATCTTGTCCTCATTCTTTCTGAGGAATGAGTCATGCTTGGCAAGGTCAACCGTCCCTTCCGGGGCAACCTCTCTGCGGTACAGATCAAGAATTGAAGTTTTCAAGTTGTCGTTAGCTGCTTGTGCTTGTTCGCTTCCTGCAAGCGGCGAATCGGGGCCATAAGCCCTTACATACTCAGCAGCAGACTGCTCTTTGCTAAGAACCTCTTTGCCTATGTTTTCAGCCAACAACCGCTCACGTCCCATCCTTGTTTCTTGCCGCATGGAACCAACAATGCCTTCATCAAAAGGCTCAATCTTTTTGGTTCTGGCTGTCTCTTTGGCAATCCTTCCAAGTTCTGCGGTTTCAGGAGATATGCTGCTCTTGATCTGCCGATCAACAACATCTTTCACTTGTTTGATTTGACGCCTTGCTGCATTAGATAAGGTATCGGTTGCGCTTTCCAGCATCTTGTATTCAAAGTTAAGCGCAGCCTCAATATTGTTGGCATCTTGTAAAGTAAGGCTCAACGATGGAGGGCGAGGCTTATACCCTTGGCTTACAGCCTCACGGTACATCTCCATCTTGTTTTTGTATTCTTCAATCTTGTTGATTGCTGATTGAGCGTCCTTGTTGTTTTCAAGGTATCTCAAAGACCCAAGATCAACTCCAGCTTTTTCAGCCGATTGAAGCGCATTGCCAAAATCAATCTTGCCTTTGTGAGACTTGAAGTAAGCTTGGTAAGCAGGAGCAACAATCTCTTCTTGCGCTCTTTTAGCCAATTCTTCGGAGGCAGAAATGATTGGTTTGCCTGCTTCCATTTGGCTGACCTTGGGAAGGTCTGCCCCAACCTGCGCCCTTTGAGCCTGTAGTTGAGCAAGACGGGCCTGCTCTTCTGCCAAGCCAGCCGGAGGTGGCACCTCTACAGGTCTTGCCAACAAAGCGTTCCTAGCCTGCTCCTGCTCCATAGCCAACCGATTCAAGCGTTCTTGCCTAGCGGCCTCGGCAGAGGTGCGCTCCAGCATTTGTTCATTCAGCATGGCCTGCCTTGCCTGCTCCTGTTGGGCAAGAAGGTTTTGAGTTCCTTGCTGCTGAGTGCCTGCCAATGCGTTCTTTATCCTTTGCGCTCTTTCGGCAAGCTGACCCATTTGCTGTTGTTGTTGAGCCAGCATGGCAGCACGTTGCTGAGAAGCTTGAGACGCTACCTGTGCAGATTCACCTTCAAAAGCCTGCCTTGCCCCTTTTGTGATGCTGTCAAACACATCGTCAGCAGTCACCCCTGGAGTCTCAAGACCTTGCAGGAGCGCCCTTTCTGCGTTGGCAGCAGATCCGGCAGCAGCCTCGAACTGCATGGCCCTGGCCACTGCGGCATTGACGGCCTCTTCTGCAATCTCTTTGTTTTGAGCCGGAGATCTTTTTACCTTGTCCGACAACAAGCTTGCTACAAGCCTAGAGAAGTCAGGGTTGCCCACCTCTGCGGTAAGTTCTCCGGCATGAGGTCTTGCACCAGGAATCAGTACATCGCCGCTACGAAGGCTGTTGATCAAGGCATTAATATCATTTCCTGACGCTTCCAGTAGAGTCATGTTTTGAGGGCTTATAAAATCTCTGCCCTTTCTAATCAGAAACCCTGCCATTGCTCCACCAAGAGGCAAAGCGGCACCCATAGCCGTAGATGTTGCGGTGTCCTCGCCCATCAATCCCGAGGTCACAAACGCAGGGGCAGCACCACCAGCAGCCATTAAGGGGATGCCCTTCTTTAAGGGCAAGCCCTTAACGCCAAACCCGTATTGCTCAAGAGCCTTGGCACCAGTTCTAAGCGCCTGGGCTGTGGCAGGAGAGGAAAGAACCGCTGCACCACGCAAGGGAGCAGCAAGCACGTTGCCCACTCCAGCAGTGCCGGCTATCTCAGAGCCAAGCTTACCCGCGCCAAAGTAGAAGTCTCCCTCGGGGATGCCAGTCATCTCCCTAAGACCTCTTTCGGTAGCTCCCTTCTCGGCAAGACCTACCGTGGACATCAGGTATTCAGGGATAGTGGCAGCACCGGCCAAACCGCCAACCATGCTCCTTGCCTGCCGGCCAGCCGCTTCCTGTGCAAACTCTCCCATGGCACCCATGCCACGCTTGTACAGGTCAGCAGCCTGACCAACCAAGGATCTTTCTTCTCTTGGAGCGGGAATGGCATCGGTCTTTGGCTTTTTAGCTTCTGACCCTGCCAGATATGAAAGTATTTCTGAGGGTTTGTATCCTTCGTCAATAGCTGCTTTTGTCTTTTGTTTATATTCAGGCATTGAAGATATGTGAGAAAAAATCTCATCGTCTGAATATCCAGCTTTTTGAGCGGCTAATATCTTGCTTTGAAGGCTTGCCATTAGAAATACCCACTATTTTTAGTTAAAAAAGTCACCAAGAGGCCTTCTTTCTTTGTTTTTTCCACCTGCCTCATTTTTTGGAGAAGCTGGCGTTTCTTGATTCATCCAGCTATAGGTGTCATTAAATGCTGATTTGATATTGTCTCTTCCGTATTCAAGATCGCTTTTAAGCCTTTTCAATCTTTTAATAGCGTCATTTGTGGATAGTTTTCTAGTTATCCCTGCTTTTTGGATTTGTAACTTGTCGCCTTCTCTTTCAGTTACGTTTCCAACCGCAGACCCAGTTGGGCTTGCGTTTCTAAGATCAATAATTGAGGTAACAAAGCTTCCGGCCATTAATGTCTCAAAGTCATTCATGGCTCTGTTTCCCATTGACCCTGTTATCAAAGAAGGCCTCATTTGATAAACAGAACCAAAAATGGCATCTATTCCTTCTTCATTTTCAAGAAGGTCATCAATGGTTCTAATTGTTTTGTCAATTTCAGAAATAGAATAATCAAATGACTCCTTAGCTTTAGGAAACGATTTTTGATATTCTATTTTTTGTTTGGCTGACAATTTATTTGCAATAACATCTGGATCATGCGGCCCACCAGGAATGGCTTTTAGAGTTTTTCCATCTTCAGCATATTCATAGCCAGAGGGAGGCTTGTTAGCTTTTTGTTGTTCTACTGGCTTTCCTGTAGATGTAACGGTTTCGTTTCTTGAAGGAGAAAAGTATTGAAGCGTTCCGTCAGGAGACACTTGTTCTTGCCAGTCATTAGCCCCCTCTTTGGTTCCTTGGTAAATAACTTCTCCTGTCGATGAAACAAGGTTTGGCCCAATTTGATACGGCCCTTTTTCCTTTCTAGCCTCGGCATCAATCTTGGCTTGAGCGCGCTTGTCCATAGCTGCCTGCTTGTACCGCTCGCTGTACGGAACAAAGTGTTGCTCAAGATATGCAGGCACTTCTTCGTCAGTCTTAGGAAGCCCGTAGTCTGCTTCTTTGGTGACAACAGGGGCAACCCTTGGGTCGCTCTTTACTGCCTGTCTCCAGTTGTAAACATCCTTTGCTGTCTTTGCACTAGAAAGCATTGGCAAATACACTTCTTTGTATATGTTGGCAGCGGCTTCCCTCTGTTTTTCTTGCGCCTCAGAAAGCGCATTAAACATAGAAAGACCTTTGTCCCCATATTGAGCCATTTCGCCCAAAGAAGGCATTTCGTTGGGGCTCAACCCAGACAGATAGTTACGAAGCCCCTTTTGTTGCGCCATAGCTTCCCTGGCGCTTTCCATTTCCATCTGTTTAGCCAAGGCGTTCTGTTGGTACGCCTTCAACTGCTCCATCTGGACAAGCCGGTTCATTGGGTCTTCAAACTTGGGAGCCTGAAAACTCATGGCGATTGCGGGATTGATAGCCATTTCAGTTACCTTTTATTGTCCAGTGTAGCGCCAAGGGGCGTTAAGCGACATGCCGCCGCCAAGGTTAAGCGTAGGGCTTGACGCATAACCTGGAGCTCCCATGCCCGGCAACGACGATGACGCCGCCGGATAAATGCTAGAGGAAACACTTTCAGAAGCGTCTTTAGGATACATCCTATCGAGTGCTTGGCTGTATTGGTAAGCGTTTTGTATTCCACCAACACCACTCATCAAGGCGTTCACCGGCCCCATGATGCCTGCGGCCTGAGCATTACCAATGTCTCCAAGCGTTTGACCACCCACCTGCCCAAATTGACCAGCAGCACTAGACAGGCCTGCCGCAGCATTGGCCCCCACCCCCATGAGGTTCTGCAAAGGTGCCATCCTAGCTTGGCGATTTGCCATGTATCGCGCATAAGCATTTTGATATTCTTGAGAAGCGAGATCTTGACCAAAGCGAGTTATCCCCTTCATGGCAGAACCAGAGGCCGCACCACCCCGACCAGCAGCAGACCGCTCCAAGGCTTTCAAGCCTTCCGACATCCGGAACCCATAGCCTGGATCTGCTTGGAAGTCTTGCATCCCAAAGTCTCTAGCCAACGAACCGTAGCCCTCGGCTTGGGTATCCCCACCAAGGCCCAACAGGCTCATCAAGCGGTTTTGGGCTTGCAGGCCAGAAACTCTAAACGGCTCAAGGTTGGCTTGTTGGGTGGCAAACATTTGCCGCTGGAGAGCCAAAGCCCGTCTAGCCGCACGTTCTTGCCTTTTGGCTGCGCTCCTAGAACCCATAGCTCCAATAAGCGAGGCTCCTCCGATCAATGCTGCTGACGCTAATGCGGCCATGTCATGACTCCAAAATTTGGATTAAGGCAACCATCTGCCTGTAGTCTACGGTTAATTCTTGACCAGCATCGCCACCAGTACAACCATGCAGGTCTTTCAATGCCACAAGGTCTACATCCCCGTTGGGACGCTTGACCATTTCACAGTTGGGCGTGACGCTGTGGTTCACGAACCTGCCAGCCTGCGTCCTCATCTTGTTGACCAGGGCAGGCATGATGACCGTCCCCGCAGGGATAGGGCAGGTGGCGTACAGGCCAATCCCCTCAATCGGTGAGGGGGCCAACCGGGTAATCCCGCTCTCTACCGGCAACAGGTCAGTGTTGTCTTCCACAATCGCCCGAAACTCATCATGGTTCATCCCAAGCTGAACCAGGAATCGGAAGTAGTCCTCTCTGTCAGCAGCACGTTTGATCTGCTCCATTGAAAACTTCATCTTCTCGTCCTCGCGGAAGACTTCACTCTTGTCTATAAAGTAGTCTTCAACGGCATCACCGTCTTTAAGATCGGTGGCATAGATGTTCTGGAAGACCGCATCTTCCAAGGCAAACATGATCTTCCTGCCCGGCTTTGCTACGAACAGGGCTGGCGACATCAGGTGAATAGGCTCATCGGCCTCTTCCAGCTTGACCAGCAACTCCCCCTCCAGCAACAGGCAAAGGTGTTCGTACTTCTGCCGGTGGCCCACCATCAGCATACCGGCCTGCATGAACAGTTCCCGGATGGCGACACCTGGGCCAAAGTGGTGAACCAAGGGACACAAGGGCTGCTCTTCCTTCAACAAGGCAATCTCAGCCTGTTCAGGGCTTACCAGTTGCTGAATAGCTCTAGCCCCAAGGGCCACCATGTCATTCACGAAATAACCCGTCCAGAGGCCCGGATGTTGATGGCCGATGCAGTTCCGGCAACCGTACTGATGAAATCACCCGTATCCAGCACCTGACCTACCAACTCAGGGAAGGTGTACACCTCGGAGGGCAACAAGGTCTTGGCCTTGCGGATCAGGTTGGAGTTGCCCACCGATCCACCGCTAGGCACCAGATTGACCGAGATAGTGGCGGCAGAGGCTGAGTAGTTGGTAGCCGTGAAGCTGTCAATGATAGTGGTCACCCCAGTAGACGTGTACTGGGTGGTGTCGGTGTTCTCTGCGGTCTTGGCGTCGATCAGAACCGCTGCAACAATAGCCATGATTGCCTCCTAGTGGCCGTATGGCGAACTAACTTGGTTGACCGTCAGTATGACGGATGGGATGCCAGGTACAGGGCTTACAGCCGGTTCAGCCAATATCTGTATACCAGTATCATCTACTGCGAACATGAGTTCAAAGTAATCAGTATCTGCCATCGCCAAATACAGGTTCGATGAACAGATAATCTCAGAGTTGTTCCCCTTCAATCGAATCTGAAAGGCTGAATTGGGAACATCAGTGGTGCCATTGATTCTGGCCCATACCCAAAACAGGTTATCTCCCCCCGACGTGTTGTCCAACTGGATAGAGAACTGGAAGTTGTACACCCCAGGCGTCGTAATGTAGATTTGGCTGGTGGTAGACCCCCGATACACCCCATATGCCTCAGTATTTGAGCTATCAAACGTAATGGCATAGGCAGTGCCTGTTGCGGCAGCGGTTTGCGTGGTGGTGTCGTAGAACGAACCAAAGTTCATTTCTGACGTTGCCACCCTTGGGGGAGCCAAGGTCAGGGAGTCGTATACGGCAGAGGCTGGTGCGGCTACCGGAGGGGCCAAGGTAAGGGACTGTAGTTGTTGCTCAAGGCAGCACAACCTGTTTGCCAAGGCAGCCAACTGGCTTTGTTGCAAGGCATCAGAAGGATCAAACGGCTTGGCAATTGGAGCCAATGCCGACAGGTTGTCCTCGTTTTCCAAGGCATCAACCTGATCCTGCAAGCTATCAACTGTGGTATCCAGCGTCTCGACAGAGGTTTCCAGCGTGTTGACCTCTGTGGCAATCCCGGACACCTGAGCCTCAAGCAGATCCACCTCAGCCTGCAACTCGGTAGGCGTGACGACACTAGCCCCACCCCCTGCAAACTCAAACAGGTTGTACAGAAACCGGTACCACTCCCGGCTCATCAGGCCAGTAGCCTCCAGCACCGGTACCTGTGATCCAGGTATGCGTGTCAGGCTCATGAGTTAGTTCCCGACAGCAGAAGTTCAGCGCCGGTAAGCGTGATCTTGACCGGATCTGCCCCGCTCAGTTCGTACACCCGATCCCTCAGCTTGTTGGTCATGCCGAGACGACGCCAGATAACCCTGTGCCAATACTCACCCAAGGCACCAAGGTCTTTGTCATGGTAATTCGACCAAGTATGACCGCCGTCATCAGACCAGCGGAGCAGGACTTTAGGCAATCGCTTGGTGAACGAACCAGGCACCGGAGGAATGGGAGGGATGTACGGGACAAGCCATTCATCAAACCCCGTTGGAGGGGTGTATTCAAATGCGGCATCGCCAAAGTTGACCGTGGCTTGGGCAACATCGTCATAGAAGGACACGGTAGCAACAAGCGAACTGTTGGCTGTAAAGGTGAAGGCAGGGTTGGTTCCGGCAGCAGGATCACCAGACCCGATCCACGTTCCGTTGAACGAATACCAAGCTTTGCCGGCATCAAAATCTACAGCTACGCCAACCACATCGCCGTTGCTCAACAGCGGGGCATTGTTGATCGTGGTAGGCAGACCAGAGTTGTACAGGTTTACATCGGCTGGCACTGCCGAATCATTTATCAGCAACCCCCAACCCACTGTCGTAGAACCAAGATAGGTAGTAGCAATATCAACCACGTTTGCACCGGCATCTACAAACGATTGGCACAAACCAACCAACATAGATGCGGAGGAATACACGTCTTGCGTGATCTCAAAATACTTTTTGCCTTCGCTGTGATTGTTGGTGCTGACCACACCATACGAATCAAAGGAGCTAGGAGGCGTGTTCAATTTGGCAGTCAGGTCGCCATTAGACAGCGTTACATCAGCCCGTATGTTCCCAACATCCCAAGTACAAACAGGGTTAATGTTTGAATTCCATTCACTAAAGCCGGCTGGAATCGTGTCCGAAAAAGCAGACGCACCAAAGTTGATGGTAGCGACTTGGGTGTCATAAAAAAGGCTTGCCGCAGCAAAAAGGGCAGAGTTGGGCGTAAAGGTGTAAGACTCATTCGTTCCAGCGCCAGGATCGCCAGATCCAACCCATACACCGTTCAGGCCAAACCACATCTTGCCGGCATCAAAGTCTACGGCAACATTAACCCTGCCGCCTGTGGTTATAGGCGTTCCCGATGGAGTAGCAGAGGTGTCGTTGCCATAAGTTATGACGCCAGCACTTCTGTTGGCCCAGATGCTCCATGAGTACCCTCTGGTCGTGAAATTAAAGTTGCCTACATAATTCCCAGGGAAGGTGAAATCACAAGAAGCGTCTGCCAAGCCAACGATCAACCCGCCATCAACGCTTGTTGTATCGGTTACTTCAAAGTAATACTTGCCGGTGGTATACCAGTAAGTAGACTTTGCCCCGTACCAACTGGAGTTGCTTGAAGATGCCATCGTCAGGTCGCCATTGCTCAAGGCAATCGTTGACGAAGTAACCCCTGTGCTTGGGTTGATCGTGTCCAGCATCAAAGGAATGGCTGGAGTACCCGGTATAACGGTAACGTACTCTGTAGTACCCGCCTCAAGCTCCACCTGTAGGCTATGGTGGGCAGTACGGTTCAGGTTGTTGGCATTAGGCGGCAACGCTCTCCACGACCGTACCCAACGCTGTGTGCCAACATCGTCCTGGTAATAATCCAGATCAAACTCATACAACTTGCCATACTGGAAGTCGCCCAGGATGATCTTGTTGTTGAAGTTGACCTGACAGTTGGAGCGATGACGGTTGTAATGCCCCTGCTTCCACGATCCACGCTCATGCCATTCATTGGTGGCAGCATCAAACACCCATGTGGCATTAGCAGACGGGAATGTCAGGACGTAGAAGGTATGTCCTTCCTGCTGGTACGAATACCCGATGGCATCCGCAACGTACTCATAGCTCTGCAAGACCTTCTCGATGCCGTGGGTGGATACCCGTTGAGCGCCATAGCCCACAGCCTTGTAGACCATCGCATTACCGCGAGGATCAGAACCAAGCCAGAACACCGTGTTGTCCAACTTGGCCGGCGAATAGGGGGCAGCACAGCCAATCTCGTTGAAGGCACCTTGGATACGGGCCAGAGGGAAGTCGACATCCCCGCTGTAGTACCAGACCTCAGTCGAGGTGGTACCAAACATCCAGATCTCGTTCCGGTTGACCATCAGGGAGATCAACAGGTCAGGGTTGGCATCAGTGAAGGAAAACTCCAACGGATCAATCGACGCACCGTTCTGGTACTCAGTGATCCAAACCTTTTGACTGTTTGGTTCGTTGAATACGAAGTACCCGTTGATGAACCCAACCGTCACCGCACCGGGAAAATCCTCGTCCGTAATCTCGGCAAAGGCACCCGTGTTGTAGTTGTAGGTGTACGACCGTGGGTTGCAGGCAACAAACAACTGCTCCCCGTTGTCCGACATGGACACAGGGCCAGCACCCGAGACAGAGCCGATCAGGGTAGCCACAAAATCAGGCGTAACCCTGTACAGTTCCACACCAGAGACAACGTACATGGTATTGGCAAACTGCCACAGGCCACGGATAGGGCCAGATCCCACGTCCATCAAATACTTGTACCCTGGGCAGCGGGTCAGGAACCCTGACGACTTACCACCCTCCGGCGTAGCCTCGGGGTAGAGGTTCATCAACCGGTTGTCGGCAGCGTTTACTGACCTTGCTACGGCATACCCGCCGAGAATCGGCGTTTTCATCAATAGTTACCTGCGTAGATGTTGAACCGCTGGCGGTTGGCAACCACGGAGTACGGCAGGGTCATCAGGTCATCCGGGTTGTTGATCCGCTTCAAATCCCGCTTGGCAGTGATGGCTACCTTGACAACTTGCGGAGAAGGTTCTACGCCAAACTCAGGTGCAATCTCGCAGGCCAAGCAATACCGGAACGCTCTCAGGTAACCAGGCGGAAAGGTCAACACCGTGTTCAGGTCGGTCACTTGAGACAAAGGTTCCACGGAAACAAAGTGGAACTCTAGATCTCTCGTGGGCTTGGGGTAGATGTAGATTTCAATGTCGGGGTACGTCATGTTCACCCACATGACCTGTGGGTAAGTAGACGTAACAGTCTTGACGGCGATGCCGTTGTATTGCGACTGGTTGATCATCTTGATGCCATACGACACGTTGGTCGATGGATCGCGGAAATAGGTGGAGTCGTCCAGCAGGATAGGACGATCACCATTGATGGTGCCAGAAGGCCCAAGCGTCCGGCTGATGGTGTTAGCAGGCCAGGTCTTGACCTGATCCATCGTGGAGAAGACCGACAACCGTTCGGTAGACCACGAACTCAGCATTTGGTTCATGGCAAGGAGGCAGTCGTTGGCGGTGTCGTATCCGACAGTCTCACCCTCAGCCAACTGGCCTATCAGTCTTAAAGAGCCTTCAATAAGCTGTTTGGCTGTATACGACATGCGTCACCCTTGAACGTGTTTGGTGGGGGGTCTACCTCGCCTTCTCACTTCCAGTTCATTGACAACAGGAGCCGCATCGTCGTTAGACGGCGTAACAGGATTATAGCGCACCCATCCGTTCTCTTCATCCGCAGAGGCCTCCATCTCGGAGATAGCCACCTTGGTGCCGTGTCGGGGGTGTTTCAGGTAGATTTCATACATAAGTTAAAAAAGGGGGCCGAAACCCCCCTCTCCATCAGCTAATTGCAGCAAATTGCCACTTGGTGCCGTCCGAATAGAACAGCTTGCCAATGCCCGTCGCATTCGTGGTAAGGCCCAACGAACCCGCAGGAGCAGAAGTAGTGGTTGAATTGGCAGTAATAGCAGAACTCAGAATGTAGACGCCAGCGTTAAGGTTGGCAGCTACTTCGTTGCCCGTTGTCTGGATAGTCGAGGCAATAACGCCACCGTTTGCCACAGTAGCGCCGCTAACTGTAACACTATCAAATTCCGGGTCTGCAAATGCAATCCCGGTTGACTTGGTATTAGGCATGATCTTCTCCTTGGAGAATGGCCCCCTTGCGAGGGCCGTTCAGGTTAGCTTACTGCGCCGTACTGCCACTTGGTGCCGTCAGAGTAGAACAGCTTGCCAAGACCAGTTGCGTTCGTGGTCATGCCAAACGATCCAGCCGGAGCGTCAGTCAGAGTGGAGTTAGCCGTGATAGCCGTATCAAGGAAGTAGATGCCTGCGCCAGAAGCGAATACCAGCGTAGAGCCACCAAGGGCCTTAGCTGCGCTAGTGTTGCCGTCAGATACTTGGTAAGTGCCGCCACCGTTAGGAAGTGCCATTGTCGTAATCTCCTGTAGTTAAACCTGTTAGCCCCACATCCGGCAAGCCATCTGCGGTCTGATGACCGAGTAGCCATACAGAACGTCGATACGGCAAGGCATACGGTCATTGTTGATGTCGTACTGACGAACAATACGCATCGAAATGCCGTTGTGAACCTGACGCGAAGCCATGTCAACGCCTTGTGGCAGAAGCAGGTCAGCCGTGGCGAAGGTGATGGCATCCTTATGGTACACAAGGTTCTGAGCGTAGGAACCGTTAGCGTTACCAACCATGGTGATGGTTGCACCAGACTGCGGGAAGCTATCAACCGTGGCAAGAGCTTGGCTGGAAGTGTAGATCGCAGGGCTGATGGACAGCGTAGCCGTCGAAGAACCGGAAGCGTCAGCCGTTACAACGAACTGCTGGAGCGAACCGGTGGATTGACGGGTCTGCGGGTTGACAGCGTAAACGCCGCTGATCGTGAACACGTCACCGATCTTCCAGGTCTTGCTAGAGCCGGTGAAGGCAATGGCAAGCGAGGAAGCGCCTTGGGTGCTGACCGTAGAGCCAACAGTGATGGACGTACCCCAATCGCCGTTGGTGTGGTTGACAACAGACTGAGACATATTGATCTA